AACAAAAAAGCGACTGAGTTAATTATCAGTAATTTTAAATTACCCCCCTTTAAGAATCCGAAAGCAAAGAGGTTAAAATTGATAAAAGCGAGGACGAAGATTTTTAAGCAAAGAGAGTTAATTACACAGGAAAAAACAGATGAAAATTTGTCCAGCTCTATACCATACAATTTACCCATACGCTTTGACGATCATTGAAGGCGGCTGGTTTACTTGGGCCAAGCAGACTATCATTGTCCAATGCCCTCAGGGTAATGTCTGGGTCAATATCTCAAAGGATAATATTATAGTTAACCGGGCCCGGGACTGCCCGATGCACAAGGAGCAAGATGTATTCCTGTTTTCGGAGTTTATCTCCGACTGTAACTACAATCCGGACCAGAAAAAGGTGTAAGTATCATAAGAGAAAGAATCAGATGTATAGACAAGAGGACCTTTGCGGCCAGTTCTGTCTAGATGCTTTCTATATTGCTTATCCTTATTGCCTGGCACTTTTATATAACTGCATATCTGATATTTTTGAAGTTAGATGTCCGAGTCTTACAGGGATTAAAATGAGGATAGAAAGGATCCCGCGCAGCTGGTTTAGGTCTCGACGAGCCTTAAAATGGATCCTGGGGAAGATTCTATTCCCTATTGACTGGGCTGACTGGCAGATAAAGATATCAGTAACAGAAGAAGGTAACTGTCCCTACTTAAAGATTCATGATGCAATAAATTTTAATCTTAATGATCCTAAGATTCTCTGTCCGGCATCTTTTCATACGATATTCCCGAGGATGAGAGGAGAGATCTGTTGTCCTGACGAAAGAGGGCAAATTTACCATATCAGATAGGAGAAAATATGGTTTTTGTAAAAGGACATAAGACTAATATTGGGAGGCGTTCCCTTGAACAATTATGGGAGAGGGTTAGTAAGGAGGAGAAATGAGAAAAAAAACTACTACTTGGAAAAATCAAAAGCATACTTGGGCAAAGTATAAATTCCCCGATACAAATAAACTTCCTATTTTGTGTTGCAGTAATTGCTCTAAAAATCCTTGTGGAGTGCTTTTATATAATAAAAAGTTTAATCTATTTTGCAAATATCATTCAAAAAGAATGTCTTCGCCCAAAGTAAGGAGGTAAACAGATGAAGAAGAAACGAGAATGTAATATTGAAACTTGCCCAATGTTCGTTGGTCTCTTCCTTGAAGGACAAAAGATGAGTGGGCAGGCAAAAGAAGCAATAAACAAGAAATTGATAAAATGGTTTAAGATGAGAAAAAGATTAAATTTTTTGCCAAGGAGTTTGGTTTTAACGAGATGGGTTCATAAAGACTGGAAATCAACAATCAAAACTTATGGATTAGAAATGTGGCTAAGGCATTATACATCTAAAAAGAAAATGGGAGAGTGCGATGTAACAAGGGAGTTAGGAGCAATTAAAGTCCGTATCACCATAGAACAAATTAAATAGCCCAACTAAAAAGGAGGGGGAGATGAAACTAACAATTACTAAAGATAGCTTACTTTATTGGCATCCTAAAGTTAGAAATTTAGATATTCCACAACCCCAAACTGAATTTATATTGTTATCTAAAAAAGAATACTATGCAACTATGGATAATATGCCAAAATCAATAATTGATAAAGTTGACAAAGTAATTGAAGAAAAATTTAAACTCCCAGTTTTTATAAGAACTGACCAAGCAAGTGGGAAGCATTCTTGGAAAGATACTTGCTATTATACTGGAGAAAAATTAGGTCTGCATCTTTTCAAAATTTGCGAAGCTAATCATTGTGCCGATGTCATAGGGTTACCCTTTAGGGGAATAGTGATAAGAGAATTTATAGAAATGGCTTCTGAATATACCGCTTTCTGGGGAGAGATGCCTGTTAGTCCCGAAAGAAGATACTTTATTAAAGATGGAAAAATACTTTGTCATCATCATTATTGGATTAGAGAAGCCATCCGCAATCCATCAGTAGAAAATTGGGAAGAATTAAGTGATGAAATGAACAAACAAACAGAAGAAGAAATAAAATTATTATCTTTTTATGCAGAACAAATTATTAAAGTTATTGATGGTTTTTGGTCAATAGATTTCTGTAAAGCAAAAAATGGGAAATGGTATTTAATAGATATGGCAACAGGGGAAAATAGTTGGCATCCTAATGATTGTATAAAGGCAGGTGAAAAATGATGGAGATTAAGGAAGCGATTGAGATATTAGAAAGAGTAAAGCAATATGGTGGTAGATTAGGATTTGAGAATTTAATTGAACTTGAAGCTCTTACCATTGCCATAGATACACTCTCCAAAATAGAAAATGCGGAGATGCCTCAGAGACGAATGAGATGCGTAGGAACATCTGACTGGAATGGAACTCATTGGAATGTAGATTTATCAAAAAGGATAAATCCTACAAGAGTAGAAAAAATTATGATGGATGACTTAATTGATAGTGGCTATAACCAATGCCACGACCTCTGGCTTCCGTATCATCTAAAGAAAATGGAAGAGAGGGTGGATGTGGAGAAGATAGAAACAATAATGAGTAAAATGAATTGCAGAAGAATTTGCAGTGAACTTGATTGTAGAAAGGTAGCCCAAGCCATCGCAAAGGAGATAAACAAATGAAGAAGAAAAGTTTGAAATTATTTATTTGGAGAGGTATTAGGGAAGATACAGATGGAATAGGTTTTGCAGTAGCAACCACAAAGGAAGAAGCAATAGAAGCAATTCACAAAATTAGTGAAGATTGGGAATGGACTGCTTATGCTGGCGAATTACTATTAACAAATCCAGAAGTTCATAAGCCGCCCTATGGAGGCTGGATTAGTGGTGGTGGAAAAAGTCCGTATCACCATAGCCCAAATTAAATAGCCCAACTAAAAAGGAGGGGGAGATTATTTTTGATGGGAGAAAATATAGAGAGAATATTCATTCTTATAATTCTTAATTTAATTGTTTATTTTAGGCTCTTGCGTTATGGATACATAATTGATGACAACTGTATTCCTCAAGGCAAAGGCAAGAATTTCCTACAGACTTTCTGGTGGCAACTGACAAGCCGTAAGTATTCTAATCTTCAGGTAGAACATCTGCAGCGCCTCGCAGTCCACATTATAAACTCCTGTCTTATCTATATAGCCTTTGGCAAGACCGATGTCTCATTTTTGGCAGCCTTACTATTCAGCGTAAATCCCTGGGGCAACCAGGTCCCTTGCTGGCTTAATGCTATTGGATATGGCATGTCCTGTATGCTGGTCCTTCTAATGGTAATCTTTAAGGGTTGGGCTTGGGTGTTTTATCTCTTTACCCTTCTTTGGCACCTTACACCGGCCTTTGCGCCTTTCTTATTTCTCTATATAGGTCCCTGGCAGAAGGTCTTTATAATCATTCCTTATATGCTTATTGTTTTTTTATCCAAAGGCAGAGTTCCTCTTTACAAGGTCCAGGATAACGCTACCATGTTTGAGAGAGGAAAATACGCCACCTGGCCACTCACACATATCTATCCTAAAAAATTTATCTTTATCGTTAAGACCTACGCCTACTATACCCTCAATATTCTCTTTCCCAGGAGGCTTGGCCTCTTTCACATTTTTGGATATTCTTTTGGTCTGGCTACTACCGATACTAACAAATGGCAAAAAGTCTGTCCTTTGTTTTTTGCCGGAATAGGATTGATGATTACGAATCTCTATTTGATCATAAGATTCTGGGGGACTCCTTTAAGCCTAGGTCTTTTTTGGTATAACCTGTTTATTGGCCAGTGGTGTAATTTTGTGATTCTCTATCAGACTATCACGGATCGTTATTCTTATCTGGCTCAGGTAGGGATGATGTTGGCTTTAGCTTATATACTCAGCATTATGCCTTATGGATACTATATAGCCGCCGTATTTTTGACTTTCTACACCACAAAGCTCTCTTATTACTTACCTGCCTTTAAATCGATGGAAGATTATATTGATATGAATTTGGTAGAATTCCCGGATAACTATGCCTGCTGGAATTGGGTGGGGATATTGGAATCTGGTAAGAATAGGAAATTCTCAGCCATCCGGGCTTGGGCTAAAGGATTGCATTACAGACCTAATGACTACCGGCTTAATTTTAACTTAGGACAGCTCTTAAGGATTATGGGTTATTTAGATGAAGCAGAGAAATACCTTTACCAGGCCGGTCTTGCACTTCAAGATGAGAAAAGGTTGGATCGCAGGTTAGGAGAGGTCCAGGCAATAGAGGAAGCCTTGGGGGATATAAAGAGAAGGAAAGCGGAGATCAAGGCAAGGCGCGCAGGGATTATAATTGACAGGCCCGAGGGTGGAATAATAAAGCCATAAGGAAATAGTTTGTGGGAGACATAATAGAGTTGAATTTTGGGTAACCCAACCGATTAAATATCGGCTCAAGGAGTGAAATGCTGGATCTCGAAAGCCAGTGCAGGTGGCCAAGTCCTCTTAAAGTGAGAGGTGACGAAATCCTGTTTATGTCTCCCGGTAAAATTCCATTTAAATCTTATGTCTGAAGAAAAGAACTGCTGGAAGATTTTAAAACTTCTTTCTAAACTAGCACAACCCAATAAGATTGAATATGAGATTGAGCATAAGGATGGGTTACCTTTTAAAGTCAAGAATTTAAAGATTGAGGAAATTTGTCTAGAGGAAAAAATAGATTTTATAAAAGAGATTTTGCCCGATTAGATAGGTCTTAAAGACCCGATTTAATAGGCAAGGATACACAATAAAAAAGCCGTATTGCTCTACGGTTAGTGTCCTTGCCTTTTTTATTTTATGGTAGAAGAAAAGATATTACCTGTTTCCTATATTCATGTAAGCATACCCCGCAAATTCCTGCAGAGATTACTCTATTCTCATAACTTCTTGACACCCAAAGAATATCGAAAAACCATACGGAATTTAAGGCAAGTGGAGAGGGCAATTAACCAGTTGTTTCATGTGCGTTCTATCGACGAGAAAATACTTTTAAAATCAAAGGCTTCAGGATAATGAAGTTGTTTTTATTCGTTTAATATATCATGCTTTAATCAGTATGGCCATAAATAAGGGTAAGATAAGGAAAAAGAAGAAGGTATCCGTCAGAAAAGTCCAGCGCGATAAAAAGGGCCGATTTGTTAAAGGATATCCGGGAAAACCTAAAGGCGCAAGATCTGCTTTCTCTCTTGAAGTCTTACAGGAAGCGATCAGGAAGGTAGAGAAAGAGGAAAAAAAGAGTTTATTTGAGCATTTCGTTCGCCAAGCCTTTAAGGATAACAATATCCTGATTGCCGTGATGAGGAAGTTTATCCCGGACCGCAAGCAGACTGACCTTGAGCCAGGAGACGACTTAAAGGACTTTTTACGCATCTATTTACCGAAGAAAGATGAAATTAAACCAAGTTAAATATAAAAATAACCGGCCATACATTGAATATATTCGTAAATCTGGAAAGATTGTCTTTGATGGGAGTAAATAATGGAGTGGAGGCCGCAGAAGAAACAAGAATTGTTTTTAAAATCCTCTATTTTTGAATTGCTCTACGGAGGCGCTAAGGGCCCGGGCAAGACCGATGCCCTGCTTTTTGATGCTACCTATCAGATAGAAAAGCCTTACTATAAAGCAATTATCTTTCGCAGGACCTTTCCCAGATTACAGGAAATAATTGACCGGTCTCATCGTTGGTTTGCCAAAAAAGCAGCATGGAATGGAGATCTGCGCCGGTGGACCTGGCCATCCAGGGCCTTTCTGCAATTTGGCCATTGTAAGAATGAACAGGACAAATACGATCACCAGGGCAAGGAATATCACTACATGGGTTTTGATCAGATTGAGGAATTTACAGAGACACAGTATTTATTTCTGACTGCTCAATGCCGTTCTGTCAATCTTGATATCACTCCTTTTGTTCGCTTGACTGCTAATCCGGGGAATGTCGGACATGCCTGGGTAAAGGCAAGATTCATTGACAAACTTACTCCGGATGGCAAACCTAAATATTTTAAAAGAGTAAACGACGAGGATATCGAGACTACTAAAGGCGATTCTGACGGAGTGGCCAGGGGCTATATTTTTGCCACCATTTATGATAATCCTATCCTGCTTAAAAATGATCCTGGGTATCTTGTAAGACTAAAATCCCTTCCCGAGAAGGATCGTAAAGCCCTTTTGGAAGGCGACTGGGATATCTTTGTCGGCCAGTTTTTTGAGATGTGGCGCAGACCCATTCATGTAATCCCATACTCAAGATTTATTGAGATGATTAACGAATTGCCTTTCACTAAATTCATGGCTTTAGATTATGGGTATACCAAGCCTGCCTCAGTAGGATGGTATTGCGTTCTGCCTGAAGGCAAGCTTATCCGATACAGGGAACTGTATGTTGAGGGTTATACTTATTTTGACTTAGCGCATTTAATCTTAAAGGCAAATGAGAAGGCCCAGGAGACAAATATTAAATACATGGTAGCGGATCCGTCTATCTGGGGGGATAGGCAGCACCATGATAAGCATCTTGAGGCAAAGGAAGGGGAGGCCAAAGGTAAGTCAGGATATCAGGTCATGCAGGAGATTATTGGCGATAGATTCCCGATAATCAAAGGCGATAACAGAAGGATTGTAGGTTGGGTGAGGTTTAAGGAGGCGCTTAAACCTTATCTTAATCAATTTAAGGAAGTAACTACGAGATTTTTAGTTACCGATATCTGCAAACATTTTCTCCGCACTATTCCCGGCTGTATTCACGATGAAATCAAACCGGAGGATTTAGATACATCTGGCGAGGATCACGGCGCAGATGAAGGAAGATATGCAATCATGTCTACCCCGGAGATCCCTATTTTACTTGGGCCTGAGCCTTCCAGGGCTGTGAAATTCTGGTCTACGGTAAAGAAGGATATTGAAAGATCGAAACCTTTTGAGGAAGAAGAAGTGCATGCTGTATCTGAAGAAGGGGCAAGGAGGATATAGTGTTTCATGTAAGAGAAGGATTCTGTTTTGATAAATTAGGAAACGGCGATGTCGGATTATATAAAGATGGTAATTTACTTTTAACTATTGATAAAGATAGCTGGTGTTCTGTAGTTGCTTCTATGTCTTCTCGAGGGGACAATCGAGAGAATTTTGAGAAAGCTAAAGAATTTCACTTTGGTCAGATTAGTTAGATTGGAGGGTAGGATGTTTGGTAAATGTAAAGGTTGTGAGATTTTAAAACAGGAGAACGCTTATTTGAGGAAGTTTATCGATAGCCTTCTGCTTAAATTAAATATGCAGCAGATAGAAGCGCCGGCAGAAAAGATCTCGGGAGTCAAAGAGCCTGGAGAAGAGGAGATTCAACTTGGCCCACACGCTGAGAGATTTGGTCTCGTGGATTAAACAGAACATCCGGGACTGGCGGATAAATAGATTAAGGAAAGGGGCATTAAAATACATAAATTTATTACATCGGGCCATGATCATAGAAGGATACCCGAGGCACAAGAGGAGACAATTCTGGAGAAAATTTATAAGTGATGGGATGTTTTATCAAGGGGAGGAATAGAATGGACTATGGAAAGCGTAGCAATGGCACCCCTAAAGGAAAGGGGTATTTTGGGGAAATTAAGGCCCCTTGGGGGAAAATATCTACGGAAATATCTATCGGAGTCAATATAGATGGTAAAGAGATAGAGATCCCGAGTCTTGTGCCTACTTTAGATAAAAGCGAAATAGATTATCTTATTAAAGGAGGTAAGCCAACGAAAGCTATTATAGATAAAGCAGTAGAACATGCAAAGAAGAGAACTAAAGAAAATAAAAGTCCCTTTGCTCAAGAAGGAGAACAGGCTTCTTATTCAGAGAGACAGCTAGGTAAAGAGGCCGGAAGGCAGATGGGTGCTAATAATTTAAGTCAATATGATGATCTTGGCGGGTTTCATGCTAATGAAGTTAAAGGTAATATAGTTAAGAAATAAGGAGACTTTATGGCTGACGATAAAGAAAAGAACGATAATCTATCCGAAGTAGAACAATGTCAAAAGTGGAGTAAGGACCGCGATACCATCCAGAAGAACAGGTCCTCTTTTGAGAAACAATGGCTGGTAGATATCTCTTTTCTCTACGGCAAACATTATTTTATCATAGATAAGATGGCTACCTCCGGCCTTGAGGAGAGGGTGCATTGGGAATTGAAGAATGAGTTGCGCCAGAAGAAGGTTCGCAGAACCTGTAATTATATCCTGCCGTTATTTAGAGCTTTACTGGCCCGGCTTTTAAGCATGAAGGCTAATATCATGGTAGATGCCACTACCAGTGCAGAGAGGGATAAATCTTCTGCACAAGTATCTCAGGAGGTCTTAGAGGATTTCTGGCAGATGGTAAATAAACATAATCCTAATCTCTGCCAGGACTATGCCGGGATGCTTATGATTCAAAAGAGGCTTTTTACATATATTCTGGCTATCGGCACCGGATATTTAAAGCCTTATTTTAATCCTAAAATTTATGCTAAGACTTTCTTGGAGAATGAGATTGTTGAACCGACTATGCCAATCGGAGAGGTAGAGACAAAGGTCAGGCATGCTTTCGATGTATTTGAGGATCCCATGAAGCAGTATAAGATTGAACAGTCAGTCTTAACCGTAGATGAGATTCAAGAGCAATACGATGAGAAACTTGAGCCTGAAGAGATTACTATGACCGAGGCAGAACAAAGGCTCATCAATCTATTGGAAGAGACCAAGACTGAGAAATACGAGAATGCGATCCGGATATTTGAAAGATGGAATATTCCCTGTTCTCGTTATCCCAAAGGCCTGTATGCGGTCCACACCAACAAAAAGATTCTATTTAAAGGCGATATCCCCGAGGAATATAAAGGCAGGATTCCTCTATTTAAATTTACTTATCTCGACCTTCTTTTTTCGTCCTTTGCTCAGGGGATGATCGAGCAAGTTATCTCTTTGCAGGAGGACCTTAACTATACCATTACCAGAATCGCTGCCTATAAGAAATGGATGGCCGGCAAGATTATGGTAGATAAGAATGCCAAGCTTGAGACTAAATGGGACGATGAGATCGGTCAGATCATTTATCATGCTAACGGAGTTATGGCCCCTAAATATGACGCAGGTCCATCAGCGCCTCAGTATTTGTTCGAAGATATAGCCAGGATTAGAGGCAATATGGAGGATATTGTCAGTGTCCATGATGCTTCTTTAGGCAGGATTCCCGAGCAGGCAAAATCCGGAGTGGCAATCGAAGCATTATCCGAAATGGATGCCGGAGCATTATCTCCGGACTTGATTACCATTGAGCAGCAGTTAGCTTTCTTTTCTGAGACAACCCTGGATATCATGGAGAAGAAATACACAGAACCCAGGATCTTAGGGATCACTGGAGAGGAATTCGGGGTAAAAGTAAGGACTTTTAAAGGAGAAAATGTCCAGGGCAATCGCAGGATTAAGATATCTTTAGGGTCTGCATTACCATCCTCAAAGATGGAGAGACAGAAATACATCATGACCCTCCAGGAAAAAGGTTACATCGATATAACCAAGGCCAGGGAATTATTGCAGTTTGGGGATGTAGAAGGAATTTATATTTCTTTGGATGAGAATTTGCAGAAGGAAGAAAACCAACATCTACTTGAGCCTGGCGTGGGTGTCAATGTAGAGGAGTGGGATGATCATACCATACATTTAAAGGTTATCACTGATTTTATGAAGACCAAAAAATATATGGGGTTAGATTCTGACATAAAGCAGAAATTCATCGAACATAGGAAGGCTCATCAGACTTATTTATTACAGGAGCAGGAGGCAGCTGCGCGGATGGCTCAGGGAGCAGCTGCACCCGGAAGAGGTCAATAATGCCTTTACCAGCGACTTCAGATGTAGGCAAGATTTATGACTTTTTAAAACTAGAACATAAATCCTGGCCACTTGCCAAAAAAAGGGCGGTGGCATTAGACCAAGCCAGGAGGCATGGAGCAGATATCAAGAAGAAGAATCCATACCAAGCGGCAGTCGATAGATCAAAGTGATTTTATTAACCATTCTACCAACCCCGATACGCCGGGGAGTAGAGAAAAGAGGAGGAAGGGATGTTTGAGTTATTAAAGATGCTTAAGGTTTTAGGATTGTTTATGCCGATTCTTTTTGAGGATTCTCCTACGGCTACTTTAGAAAAGGAATTAGGTCTTGGGTCAACTGGGGACGAGGAATTACTTAAAGACTTTACTCCTGCTGTTGGTCCGACTGAGGAAACCGAGGAAGCCAAGACTACCAGGATTGAGCAGGAGAAAAAAGATCATATCACCAAGAAAAAGGGGGATGCTGAGACCATTGAGATAGCAGGCCTCAAGATTAAGAAATCTGATCTGGAAGCCCACCAGATAGACCTGGGGGAAGGCCGCAAGATTACTTTAGCGGATTTAAAGAAGGGTTTTATGCTCAACGAGGACTACACCAAAAAGACTCAGGCTCTATCAGAAGAAAAGGAGAAAATCGGGGACCTGATTAAATTCGCAGATGCAGTCCGCAAGAATCCCAAGATGGTAAAGGCAATCGTAGGCCTTACCGAGAAGGGATTATCTGATGAGACTGTTTTAGATAAAGTCCTTACTGCCCTTGAAGGCAAGATCGAGGAAGCCAAGGAAGATCTCGATAAATTGCTGGAAGGAATCGATCCTGAATCTCCTGAAGGCAAAATAATTAAAGCTCTTCAAGGCCAGGTCAAGGCTTTAGAGACTAAAGTTACACAGATCGAGAAAGCCGGTAAGGACATAGATACAAAGATAACGGATAAAGAGACCACTGAGGCCATAACACACGCCCAGCAAGTCTTAAATGAGACCCTGGTAGCGTTGGCTGACCCTAAAAAGGGTGGTCTTGAATTTGATACGGAGACTGGTCAAAAGCTCTGGAGGATGCTGACTATCTCTTATCTTAAGGATAATCCTCGCGAATATGCGTCTCAAGAGGATTTTGTCAAAATCGTAAACGAAGTAGGCAAGCAGATGCATGCTGCCCTTCAAAAATTCGGTGAGGCAAAACTTAAGAAATACCTCGAAACCAAAAAGACTCCTATTCCAGGGGCTGGTGGAGATGGAGGAGAGAAGCCATCAACGGTAACATTCGAGAAACTCCAGGAAGGGATTGAGAAGTCTTTAATTGAGGAGAGTCAGAAAAGAGAATAATTAAAGACGGAGGTTTACCATGGGTTTGACAATTAGTGATATTAGTGCGGTTTTAAAGAAACGAATTATCCCGGTGATTCAGAGTCAGCTGCCTATTGAGAATGTGCTTTTTAACAAGATCAAAAAGAATGTCGGGGTAATTATCTCCAACAACCAGATCTACATCGCGGCCAGGACTGGAAGGCACTCTGGTATATACTCTGTAGCAGAAGGCACCGAGCCGTTCTCTGGCAAGGCTGCTTATGCACAGCCATATACTGACATGACCTATGCTTTCGGCACCTTGGAGTTGACTGACCAGGCTATTGAGGCTGCACAGAAAGGGGATGTAAAGGCCATAGCATCGATTCTAACTGTTGAAATTACCGCATTGAAGGATGATTTTAAGGCAGACCTTAACCGGATCCTGCATGGAGCAGGAGCTGGTAAGTTATGCCAGACTAACGGCACAGGCGCAAATTCTACTGCTTTGACCGTTGATACCCCTCCTTGCGGCGGAGATGCTACTCAGTATATCTGTGCTGGTATGTATATTCAGTTCGCCGCTGGGGTAACAGCGTTAGTTTCGTCGGTTAGTTCTGCGACTGCGATAGTTTTAGCAGCTGGAACAACCTGGTCTGACGATACGGCTATCACCAAAGCTTATGATGCTGAGGCTATGGGTTTAGCTGGGCTCATTGACGACGGAGATAATGTTGGAACTTGCCAGAATGTAATCAGATCTGCTAATCCTTATGCTGTTTCTCACACCTATGATACCGGTGCTACCTTGACTGAAGCGAACATGATTGCTACTTATTTGAAAACTACTCGTTACGGTGGGGCTAAGGTAATGTTTATGAATACTGGACTGTTTGCCTACTATGGATCTCTCTTGACTAGCATGAAGCGCGCACAAATGACAGATGTGTTATCCGGTGGGTGGAAGGGTCTGGAGTTCATGGGTGGCAAGCTGGGTGTTATGCTTGATTTTGACACTTGGTCTGGTTATGTTCAGATGGTTGATTTTGATGCGCTTACATTAGCAGAGATGTCTGAGCCATTTGCGTGGTTGGACGCAGATGCACATGGTGGAATTTTAAAGAGGTCATCTTCTAACAGGACCATCTGGGAAGGCACTCTCAAATATTACTTCAACCTCGTCGCGTTAAAGTTTAAGTCATCGGCTAGGATGTCAGGCCAAACACCTGCTCCTTAGTTAGTAATTTAGGGTTAAGGGGGAATAGTTTTTGATTAGGGGTCAGAGACTATTCTCTCTTGACCTTTTTTTATGTATGGCTGATTTTAAAGTTAAGAGATTTAATTCTGCTCAGGAGAAAGCTGGAGGCTTACTCCTGAAAAAGGCAATAGAGGATAAGGAGGCACGCCGGGAAGCCTCTAATAAAGATATTGCTCAAGGCGTAAAAGAGATTGCTGGGGACTTAGGTTATAAATTTAAAGGTAGAGTGATTTTTTCTGGAGGATCTGAGGCTTATCAAAAAGGCTACGAGAAAATAAACTGGAGGTAGATTATGTTAAGAAATAAAGGAACAGGAGTATTACTTTTAAAATGGAATGGGATTGAGGCATTTCTGGAAGCCGGGAAGACGGTAGATGTAGAAGTCTTCGGAGTGAAGGCTGAAAAGGATAAATCGATTTTGGAGGATCGCTTTATTGCCAAATATCCGGATAGTATTGAAAGGACGGTAGGAGGATTAGGTAAGACTCCTGAGACGAAAGTTGATACTGATCCAGGTCCGAGTGTAAAGTCTTCATCTAAACCTAAATTTAAGAAAAAGAAATAATCCTAACCGTAGGAATATAGAAGGAGACTAAAAGATGTTAATCTCAGAGATTATCGGTGAGGTATTGAGTGATGTAGGGGAAGACTCGGGAGACACAGATTTAATTGCCAAGGTGCTGATTTTCGCCAAAGGGGCCTTGCGCAGATTCCCTCTTTTCTGCCGGAGTAGACTGCTGATGGATACTTCTTATGCTACTTTGAAAGCCGGAGTTAATTACCTTACCACTCCGACAGGGTTTATAGAGGAGATTGCTATATATTATTTAGTTGATGGCAAGAAGAACTATATCGACAAAGCCACAGAAAGCGAATTTGGCGATGCGCAAAATACCCAGTTGACAGGCAATCCCTCATATTACCGGATCGTCGGGAATGTCATAGAATTTGATAAATCTGCTGCAGAGGACTTGGTTATATATGTGGAGCATTTTAAGGAAGTGGATAATGTGGCCCTGGCTGATGATTTCTTTGGCTCTACGGATATCTTGGAGATTTTAAAGGATGGCATGAAGGCTACATATTACAGCGACTACCAGGAAGATCCGGCCAAAGGCAAAGAAAAACTTGCTCTGTTTAAAGTCGGACTGGATACGCTGGATTCAAAGTTTATGGTAAAGGAATTGGGGACACATGTTACCGAGGCATAGAATATGGCAATAGAACTTGACTACATGGAATACTCCTCCGACGCCCTTGCACAGGCGGCGTATGTAACGAATTCTACATTTCCTCGTTCCAACGCCGACATAGACGATGAGGATATGGAAGATATTACTGATTGGGCAGATATAGATGAGGGTGATAGTGTAAGTTCTCAAGCTACTTTTGATAGTAAATCTTGTATGAAACTTCTTACGGGCGACCAAGCAACAGATGGTCGGGCAAGTAGGACACAAGATATAGGTTCTTTTGGGGCAAGGACAGTATTTTCAATGAGTTTATATCACGATGCAATAGGAACAACTTGGGAAGATGCCTTTCAGTTTGCGGCGGCTGATGGTTCAACAAAGCTTTCTATTCTATATGGTTCGGATGGTTTATATGTTTACAATGGTGCGGCATATGTAGAGGTAGGCACTAATTTAGTTGTCCAGGATACTTGGCAGGAATGGACTTTTGATGTTGACTGGACAGCACAAACAGTAGATGTTTATTTGGATGGAGTATTAAAAGTTTCAGACGTAGATTGTAGTTGGGCAAGTGCGGATACAGAAGGAACTATAGTATTTATTCAGTATGGATATAGTAGCAGTAATTTATTGACCTACATAGACTGGTTTAAGGCTGGGACATCAACAAGTGATATTATTGGTGGTTCTCTCCAATGCTACTCCGAAGCCACCATCAAAACTCAAGGTTCATATTCATTAAAAGGAATAGCAGCAATTACAAGTAGTCTCAATAAAACCCTCACCCGCACAGTTTCACCGACGATAGATTTATCTGATAAAAATACGATTAAATATTGGGCTTATGCTTTGCGGACAGGAAGCAATTTTAAGATAGGATGGCGTGATAGTGGATTAAATGTTATAGAACATACCCCAAATATAATTCAATCTAATACTTGGGAAGAACAAACTGTGGATATATCAGCGGTAACCAATGCCGATAAGGATGCGATAGACAGGATTATTTTTACAGTTTTAAATGCTGACGCTGCTAATATTATTTATCTGGACAAGATGTTTTCGCCACAACAATTTACCAAAACTTTTGACGAAACCTTAACCCTTTCCGAAGTAATCTCTAAAGCACCCGCAAGAACTTTCCTTGAAACAATAACCTTATCCGAATCCAGTTTTATTAAAGGAATTGGAAAAACTTTTACTGAAACCATAACTTTATCCGAAACATTCGGTAGGGCAATAAGCAAACTTCTTAAGGATACAGTTACTTTAACGGAAGTAGCGGCTAGAGATATTGCCATATTTTTCCAAGAGACCATTACTCTCACCGATAATATAGCTAAAGGGATCACCCGCACTCTTTCCGATAGCCTTTCACTTACAGATGTATTTACGAAGGTTCTTAAATGGCTTCATATTTCGCATATCGCGACTACCTGGAATAAGGTAACCAAAACATTAACTAACTGGACTAAAACAAACAGGACAAATGCCTCTTGGCATAAAAAGTATGAGTGAAATTATAGATAAAACATATAAAAAACCGATACCGAAGATAACCAGGCAAATAGTAAAAATAATTAAAAAAGGAGAAGAACCTATGCATCCACTCGTAGATAGTATCAAGTTGGTAGGTGAAATTCGTCTGGTATTAAAAGACAGGCATGGAAATCTCAAGGAGGACCGGCTCATAAAGAATACCATTACCTCAGTAGGCAAGGCAGCGGTGGCAGGGTTAATGCTGGCTGATGTGGGGGGAACTGCCTTTGATTATATCGCCATAGGAGTAGGGACCCCAGGCGCGACTGCTTTAGGATCTGAAAGCACTACTAATGGAGGAACTAGGCGCGGTGGGGCAAATGTTACTGGGACTCAGGTTACTACTACTGTAACTAATGATACGGCCCAATGGGTAACTACTTTTACTTTTACAGGGGCCTTGGTTCTTACAGAAGAAGGTATTTTTAATGCAGCCTCCTCAGGGACGATACTAGCGAGCCAGTCTTTTGCTGCGCTTAATGTTGCCGACGGAGACACATTAGCCATTACGCATAAGATAAAGGTAGCGTAATTAAAAGGCGGAAAATGGATAAACTTATTAACTGGTTGATTGCCGGAGGACTCATTGTAATTGCAGGGGTCTGTCTTGGTATTTTCTGGAAGATAAACGATATTAAAGATTATGTGAATAAAAAGATTGATAGAAACTATGAACGGCTTGACGAGGTAAAAGATGAGATAAAAGAAGAAACTGTGCCACAAAAACTTTGTGATATTCTGCATGCGCAGATACAGAAGGATGCAACAGAAACTAAGGAAATTCAAAAAGAAGTTATGAAGAAAGTAGATTGTATTCCTGCCATAAAATTAGGGATGGATTTGCTTTTGAAAAAGAATGGATTTAAAAGCGATGGCTAAAGGTCTGCATGAAGATAAGAAAACTTTGTATTGTAACCTTTGCGAGGAGGAAGTGGATAAATGGACTGGCACGCAGGTCTTGAATTCTCATCCTGAACAGAACAAATACGGTGAAGTGTATTGTCTTTCTTGCGGTAACTGGCTCTGTGGTGAGTTTGATGCTTTCGGCGAACCGGGAAGATTTCACTATTTTAATCCGGCGATAAGGAAATTGGAACAGATGCGCAAGGATTTAGACGAGATTATAAAATATTTAGGACTGAATAATTAAGCGGGAGGATAATCATGGGCCATACAAGAGATTGGGATAGTGGAGTTCCTATAGATCATACTAAATTTAAAGCCATACCAGGTGCCATCGCGGCTTTGGCTTTGGATATTGAGGAGAGGCTACAGGCTTTCTTCTACGGATTTACAAGTGGTGAGACCTCAGATGGGATTAAATATCTGCCTTTCTGGGTGCAGACGACTGCGCCCACAGGTGCAGCGAATAAGGTCTGTATATATAGTGAGGATTCTACTTCTAAGGCCGCTTTAAAGGTAAAGACCGAGGATAATGCGGAGATTCAGCTGACAGAGAGAGACTGGGGTCTTTTGGATGACTTTGCTTTAGGTAATAATACTCCCCTTAGGGCCAGGAATGCAGCGGATGATGGATTTGTAAATATCTTAAAAGTTAATAGCACAGGTCAGATCAACTTTCCTGCTCAGATACTGCTTGATGACGGTTTTAATTGTAATAAAAAACAAGCAGTTAATATGGTTATCGAAAACAGAACTGACGATACAGATATGACGACAACCGGCATGATTTGGTTTAGGACAGATGTGTAGGGAGACAGGATGGCAGATAAGAATTTAATAATATACTCAGCTTCGCATGCTTATACTGGTGGCGCTGCTGGTCATGAGGGCGTTTACGAAATAGATGAGAATTTTTCTACCTACCACGGAGACGAGTATTCTCTTGGTGGAGGTAGTTGGGCTGGAAGTGCATCTAAAACAATAATATCGGAACACACCTTTTCGAGACCTCTTACAGTAAATTCAATAAAATATAGACTTCTTTATCAATGTTCTGCTGGTGGTCCTGATGGTGGTCGTGATTATGCCTATGAAGTTTATGTTGCCTATAAGGTGGGCGAAACCTGGACAAAAATATTAAATGCTTCCGGCTCCGGTGATGGTAATAGTGGACCCAATGTAGATACGGGAGAAGTTACATTTTCTACTCCGGTGGCCAATGTCACTGCTATCAAGGTCTATCTCTATGTATATTCTCACACTGCTGAAGGCGGTATTAGTGGACGCGCATACATCTATGAGATCGAAGCATTCGGTCAGCCCTATAATGATATTGGGATAAGATTTTATAAAGGTGCGGCAGTTTACAAGATAGGTGTTGAGCCCTTACTTTCTACTCACAAATTAAGGATCAGGAAAGGTTCAACCACTTACGGAATACCGTTATTAGCAACGACAGATGCTCTTGCGAGCCCGATAAGGATATATGATGGAAGTGCAGTTAAAAGTTTACCACTAGTAGATTAAAATGCCAAAACAAACAATACCCAGATTCCTTCCTAATAAAGGGATAGTTTTAGACAAACCCGAGGAATTCCTCTTGCAGAATTTCTCTGTCTATTCGCGCAATATGGAATTCTACAATGAATTACTCCAAGGCAGATTAGGCCTACAGAAATTCTCCACTACTGCGCTGCCGGGAGCAGTTTTAAAATTTGACCAGTTCTGGCTTTATACTCCTGCCGGGAGCTGGTTCTTTATGATTTGCACCCAAAAGGATATCACCTATTATGACTTCCCTAATTCCAGATTTGTATTCCTGAATAAAATCTACAATGCCGGGACCATTGAAGTAAAGACAGGTGAACTCAATAAAGTCTATGGCACAAATACCCTCTGGTCCACTAATTTAAAGGCTGGGGATTATATCAAGATCGGGGCTGGGAATTTACATAGCGGGGCTACCTGGTATGAGATTGATACAGTTAATAGCAATACTCTGCTTACTTTAAAGACTAATGCACCTATAACCACAGCTGGGGCAAGTTATGAGGCAAGGAAGATTTTTACTGGAGGCACGACGGACTTTTGGAATGCAAAGACTTTTCAGGATGATAATTTAGGTTCTGTCTGGATTGCTACCAATGGCAGAGATCTCCCTGTTTATTGGGATGGAGCAGATCAAGTGGTAGATTTAACCGGTTTACCGAGTGGTTTTAAGAGTGCTAAATATATCGAGATTTATAAAAATAGGGTATTGTTTGCTTGGACTGTCGAGGGGAACCTTAATCAACCGGCAAGGGAAAGGTGGTCTGCTCCGGGGAATTGTCTCAGTTGGGATGCCGCGAATTTAAAAGATTTTATAGATGAGGATAGTTGGATTACAGGCATAATCAATTTTTCTAATTACCATATTGTTTTTAAAGAGAGAGAGGCTTATATCGGCAGACCGGCAGATCCTCCTTACGACTTTGATTTTGAGAAGTCAACCACCTGCACCGGCTGCTATGCCGGCCAGTCAATAATCGATATGAGTGATTACCTCTATTACTGGGGGATAGATAACCATTTTTATCGCTGGAATCTCCTGCGGGAGGAATCTATCTCGGACCTTATATTTTCTTGGACCAAAGAATTCGATCCTAATTTAGAATCATCTATCTTTGGCTGGCAGGTAGAATACAAGAATCAGCTACGCTGGTTTGTGCCTCATGCTGATGTTGACTACCTCAATTTCGTGGTAGTTTTTGACTATACACAAGAAATCCTGCAGATCTGGGAATACGAGCAGGAACAGGCCTGTTGCTCCATCGGAGAATATGTGAATCTTGAGGACCTTTTTTGCGACGATCCTATTTGGGGGGAATACTATGTTGACGAGCAGGAAGGCTACTGGGATGACCGTAAATTCCTGGAAGGCGCGCCAATAATCGTTTATGGAGGTTATGATGGTTATGTAAGGAAGGCAGACCAGGGAATCCAGGATGACGGCGTAGATTATACCAGGTTATTCAGATCTGTCAGGGATAACTTTGATATGCCTGATCAGTTTAAAAGGCTTAGTAAACAGGAATTCTGGTTTGAGAAGGAGATTGCCGGCTCTGAAGTTTCTATTAAACTCAGGAGGGACGATAACGAACTCTGGGACGATGAGACTAAGACAATATCTCTTTACCATGCTACAAAAGATATTATAAAGGATTTTGTTAGATGGGATAAACACGCTAGGAATTTTCAAATTGAGATAAGTGCGACGAATCATTTTGCGCTGTTAGGATATTTGAACGAGATCTATCCTAAACGAAAGGTAAAATAATGCTGTTTAAACATCGGCCCAAGACCGAATGGCCGGATACAAGTAAGATTAAAGATGAACCTACCCAGGATTTTGCCACGGATATAGGGAAATTAGTTTTAGATAGCCTGCGCAATATCTACGACGATTTAAAAGTTCTGGAAAAAATCGAAGAAGTAAGTAATCTTCCTACTGCATCAATAGATAATAAGAGAAAAATACTTATGGTTCCTCAAGCTGGTGCGAAAGATAAGATTTATATTTGTCGATACAATAGTAATACTTCAACTTATAGTTGGGATGAAGTTAATTTTTTATGAAAACTTTGATGTTCTCCTTGATTAATAAACAGTTGAAGATTCTTAGGTCTATCATCTTGTTTATTCTCAATACTATCGAGAGGATACTTTGTCCCTTTATGATGCACAACTTCCTCAGGTATAAGATAGCGGCCAATCATCTTTTCCATAACGAGATGAGAGCGCCTAACATATCCCGCGGAGCTACAGAAAGGGTGTTGAGGTTTATGGATAAGGATATATCCTTGAGAGTTAATATTTATTCCACCTTTCCAGTTAGGATGTTTAGGGCCTTTATGTTTACCAATATTAGAATTTTTTATTTTTTCTCGCCATTCCTTAGAAAGTCGAGGTCGTTTTTTACCTTTCCAATAGGAAATATGTCCCTTTTTAAACGAACCAGACGTAACTTTTTTTATTTTATTAAGCCACAAGTATGGTCTTTTTTTATTTTTCCAATAACCTTCTTTTCCTATATGAGCGATACTCATTTTCTCTCTTGTCTTAATAGAATAAATATTTATTTTGCCTTTATTCCAAGGTATATTGCCTTTTTTAAAAGAACTTTTGGTAGGCGGGTTTCCTTTTGCGTATTGATTTCCTTTTTGAAATGGCATCTTATCCTCCAAATTAAAAGGGCAGCTTTCAGGTTGCTAACGGAGAGACGGTTAAGTATCTCCACCTTACTCGCTACCCAGTTTAGATATAAAAAATCCGTCTGCCCGCTAGCTAATATTAGTATAGTATATTCAGGAGGAATGTCAAGATAAATGATACTACAAATGGATAATATTTTATTTATACCAAAGGTTGTAGCACTAGTAAAGAATTTTCTAACTATTCCGGTAGGAAAGTTTGAGGATATGGTTCTAAATGCGATGAGCAATAAAGATTCTCTTTTATTGATAGATAAGAAAGATGATATTCTGCGGGGATTCCTCTTTGCTACCATAGAAGGGATGGACGGAGAAGATGTGGTATTTATACATTTAAGCTATGTAGATCCTAAATTGTTTAAAATCGGTAATGAGTTATTGGCAAGAGTAAAACTCTGGGCTAAGGAACACAAAACAAATTGGATTTACATGATGACTGACCGCAATATCAAAGGATTCCAGAAGAAGTATGGATTTAAATTTTACACACATATCTTAAGACGGAGGGTTCAAGATGAGATACTTAAAAAGTAGAATAAGCAGATTTTTTAACCGGTTATTTCCCTGTAAATTCAATGAGCCGTTGTGTAAGGATAATTTCTTCGGATGCCGGTGCGGTAAGAATTTTTTCAGTAGTAAACAGACGACGACAGGGGTGGAGTCTATTGCAGATCCTTATAAAGATGTCCGGGAGAAGCTTAACGCCTGGCTTACCGGTCCTACTGGCATAGGTCAACCTGCCGAGCAGTATAAAGGCGAAATGGTGGCTCCGATGTCCGAACAGGAGAAAAAATCTCTTGGTTGGTTAGGAGAATATGAGACAGCCGGTCCTTCTGCTACCCGGACCGCAGCTACTGGTGAGATAGGCAAGATTTTAGGGGGCCAATACGATCCTACCAGCTCTCCTTATTACCAGGCGGTTAAAGCTGAGGCAGCCAGGAATTTAGAAAAGTCTATGTCTGATATTGCGGATGTGTCTGCTGGGAAGGGTCGGTATATGACCGGAGCAAGGGTTTCAGAACAGGGGGAGGCATCGAAAGATATTGCGCTTGGCTTAAATACCGTCTTAGGCCAGTTAGCAGACCAGGAAAGACAGAGGATGTTTGGAGTCCTGCCTATTGCTGAACAGTATGCTACTACCGAAGAGGAAGCACCTTTAAGGAAGACCGCGGCATTGCAAGAGTATGGTGCTTTACCTAGAGCACAACAACAGGCTTATGATCAGGCTATCTATAATGAATGGCTCAGGTCTACTCAAGAATGGCCGTTGAATATCGCGCAGTTGGCATCTGGAGTGCAACAGGCACCACTTTATGGCCAGACGGGATATCAACCTTCTCAGTTTAGTCAGTTAGTAGGACCTATATCTACTATAGCAAGTAAGATTTTTGGAAATAAAAAAACTGCATAAAATAAGGAGGGAATCATGCCATTACCAGCATTGTTAGCATTTTTAGCAAATCCGGCATTTTGGAAAGGTGCAGCAGAAGTAGGGGCATCTTTCGCAAGTTCAAAAGCAGGTGGAGGAGGAGAAGCAGGAATACCGGGAGCAGCAGGTCAACAGATTCCTCAGTTTCAGACTGCTAAGGCCCCAGCCTCTTTGATGGGATTCCCGAGTATGCAGAATACAAATTATGGGGATATTATTGCAAAAATGCTTTCAAAGTATAAAACGACAGGATAATTTATAAGGAGGTTGTTTTTAAAGAAAGATGTTCCCTTTGATTAACAAACAATTCAAGATTCTCTGGTCTATCATCAAGAGTATCACTATTGATATGATGCACTACCTCTTCAGGTCTAAGATAACGACCAATCATTTGTTCCATGACAAGATGAGAACGCAATATATATCCATTAGACCTACAAAAAGGATGAGTAGGTTTCCGAATAAAAATTCTTTCATAATCTCTACATTTAAATTTTCTTATACCACCTTTCCAATTCCCGGGTTTACCACCATTGGCAAAAAATTTATTTTTTGCTCTCTTTATTTTTTGTTTAGTTTCTTCGCTTTGTTTCTTGCCTTTATTCCAAGGCATATTGCCTTTTTTAAAAGAACCTTTAGTAGGTGGATGACCTTTTTGAAATCCTTGCGTAGATTTACGTTTATAAATTCCTGTTGGCATTTTCTCACCTCAAAAATTAAGGCGCTGTTCAGGTATCTAAAAGAGCAACGGTTAAGTTACTCAACCTTACTAGGCGCCGATTTTGGACATAAAAAATCCGCTACTCTTTTAGATAACATAAGTATAACAGAATTTAATTTAATGTCAATAGAATTTTCTAATACAGGAGGAATTTAAAATGGGCTATCAAGTATTGGATCGTCCAGAAAATACTTACGCTACTAACCCCGGCTGGCTTCAGAATGTTACGTCTGCAGCTAAAGCCTTAGAGGATTGGATGAAGAAACAGGAGAAAAAGAAAAAAGATGCAGCCATCCGAGAGGCGATTAAGAATGAACAGTTGACTCCGAAGTATGAGAGGGATCCTAAAACTGAAGAGTGGACGGAGACTTGGGAGAAACCTAAAGTGAACCAAAGGGAAAACTCATCTATGAAAGATATTATTTCTGTTTTGGCTGGTATTAAACCTATAGAAAGTGTGGTGCCTAAGGAAACTCTCCAACAGATTAGCCCTCTTTCCGTAGGTCAGGCAGAAGGTGGAGAGGTGATGTCTCCACCAGGGGCAACCTATAAGGATGGGATTATCTATGATGCGCAGGGCACTAAGATAGGTGAATATTTGCCTGGAACTGAACCCACAAAGCAAGTTGCGGCTGTCCCTGATATAATGCGACAGAATTTAGGGGTTACACAGGGAGAATTGGTAAGGAAGATATTCGGCTTGCCGGCTAAAAAGGAAGAAAAAAAATCAACAGAGATCACTAAAGCTCAAGCATTAGCTATTCTTGCTGATCCGATGAAGGCTCAGAATCTTAAACGTAAATATCCAGAATATTATAAGAAACTTGAGCAGATAGCAGGAATGTCTGGCGCAGCTACATTAGATATCGGAAAGAATACTGCGGATATAAACTGGTAAGGATATGGCTACTTGGAGAGAAGTAGTAGAAAGTAAGGACTACCGGGATTTACCTTTAGGCGAGCGGGTAAAGACAAAGAATGAGTTTTTTTCTAATATAATCTCAAGAAGCGATAAATTCACTTCACTTCCATCTGAAGCGCAAGCAAAGGTAAAGACCGACTTTTTCATCCCGAGGCCAGAAGAGAATCTTAACCCGACACTTCCGGAGAAACCTTCAATAAGTCAAGTAGTTCGTTATGCCACCGAGGCATTCAGGGAAAAATCACCTTTTAAATATTTGGATAGACCAGTGGAAGAAGTAGCAAAATTTATTGAACCAGATACGGCACAACCAGGGGTAATTGGAGCTCTAAAATTTATTCCTCGTCAAATGTTGGCTGATGTAGTAAGGGCATATAAACCCACTTATGTTGGAGCATTTGGTTTAGCAGCCAAGGCAATTAAGCCAATAGCTAAACCTGTTGGGGAAGCTATAGCCAAAAGGATCCCAGAAGGATTAAAGAGATTTTTACTGAGAGAATTAACTGTCAGTAAGGGACAACCTGAAGCATATCAAGCGATAGCGAAAGAGGCACAACTTGAGCGATTAAAAGGAGCAAGAGAAGCGGAGGATGTGGCGAAGAGATTAAGTCATGCCCTTGAGGATATAGAAGGAACAACAGGGGCAGGACAAAAAATCTTAACTAAAAAGGGGGAAGTTTTACCAAAAGAATATCAAGGATACATAGGCAGGATTTTTAGGAAAGAGGTAGATTTAGGAGGTAAGTTATCTAATGTTAATTTGACTCCTGAGCAAAGTGCCACTATAGCGAAGAATGTAGAGGTGGAGGTAGCGTTTAACCCAAAACTCCAAAAACTTAACAAAGAGTTAGCGAACATAAATCAGGCGTTGGGGGATAAAGAAAAATTGGCAGAAGGATTAGTGGGTAAAGAATTCAGGACTCCGACTGGCTTTACCGAAAAGGCATCCGAAGTAGTTAAGTTGACAAGACCAAAAAAGATAGAGTTATCTAATGATTTAATTTACCAGAACGGGAAAATTTATGCCATAGGGAAGTCGGAAGTGCAAGCTAAGGCAGAAGCGCAAACGATACTATCCAAGTTAAACGCAGTGCGCAAAAAACCTCTTATAGCTCCTGAAGATATTGAAGGGGCGGAGTTTATTTCCGGATTCCCCCCGGATTTAGAACTTGCAAAACCGGGAGCAAAGAGATTCAGGGTAGGACTGAAAAGCGAACCAGTTGTCCCCAAGCCTCCGACTGAGACAAATATTCCACAGGAGATGTTCCCCGAAGAGAATATTATCCGTAGCACAGGACAGGTATCCAAATTCCCAAGCGTCAATCAGTTTATAAATAAGCCCCGGGAGGTTTTACTAAAGCAAAGGAAGTTACTTTCTTCACAGATCCAGGATAAGGTGAAAGAGATAGAAATTGGGGTCAGGTCGAATTATGCTTTGTTTGATAGGACTTTTTCTGAACAGATACGCACTAATCCTAAATATCAGCAACTTTCGGCTATCGCGGATGAGGGACGCAAAGTAATGGACAAATGGTCAACTGAACTTGCTAAGAGTGGTATTCCTAAAGAACAGACACAAGAGGTTATAGAGAAAAATGTCGGTGAATACATGGCTAGGATGTATTCTACCAAACTGAAGCCAAAAGAAGGAGGATTTAGTTTATTCAAAGATTTACGCCTACGGTTAGGGATGCTTAAACATAGAAAAGATTTAAGTGCGGAGGTTTTGGCACAATTAGGTGAAATCAAAGAACCGGCATTGCCTACTGCTATAAGGGTGAAGGAAATCTCCGCTAATATAGCCAATAATAAACTCTTCACTAAAGTAGCCCAGAATCCTGAGTGGACGAAAGATGCAGCAGTTGAAGGATGGATTAAAATATCTGATACTCCGAATGTAGGACCGCTACGAGGTAAGTATGTTATTCCTGAGATTGCTGAAGATGTTAACGCTATAACGACTGCTGGACAACAAGCCCAAAGTGCATATTTAAAGGCTTTAAACGCGTGGAAATACGGTAAGGTTGTATTAAATCCGGCTACACAGGTAAGGAATATGCTTTCTAATACAATGCTTCTGGATTTAAGTGGAACTAATCACTTAAGGCAAGCTCAGTTGTTTCCTAAGGCATTTAATGAATTATTATCTCAAGGTAAAATTTACCAGCAGGCTCTTGATGATGGGGCAGTAGGTGGAGAATTTGTAGGGGGTGAAATAACGCGGCTTAGAGATTATTATCTTGGTAGCCAGGGGAATAATCTACAGCGTTGGCTTAATATAGCTAAAATGCCTTTTCAGAAGGCAGGAGATCTATACCAGGGGATGGAACAGTCAGCTAAATTGGTTAAATACATGGATGTCTTAGAGAAAACAGGTAATAGGCAACTCGCTGCTCAGGAGGCCCAGAAGTGGCTTTTTAATTACCAGGAAGTGCCTAAATTTATTGATGCTGTTAGGAAATCGCCTCTTGGGGCTCCATTTATCACTTTTACCTATAAGTCCTTGCCAAGAATAGCTGAAGCAATAGTTGATCGGCCATTATCAGTTTACAAATATTATGCTTTATTTAATGCCTTTAATGAAACCAGCCGTAAATATCAAGGGATGCTGCCTACTGAATTTGCCCGGCAGAAGAAGTTATTGCCTCCGTGGGTATTAAAGGATATAGGGGGTGTGCCTACGAATTTACTTATGCCTTGGAAAGATAAATATAACCGCACCCAATGGCTTAATCTTGAGTATATCTTACCTTTAGGTCAAGCCCCGGAGATAATGGAAAAAGGGTTACTAAAGGGTGGCATATCGAATCCTATTTTTAATATTGCCGCGGATTTAGCAAAGAATACTGACTTCAAAGGCACTCCGATTATACCTACAGGTGCTACTAAGGCCGAAGCGGCACAGATAACCTTAAGTTATATTTATAGACAACTTGCTCCTAATCTCGCTCCAAGTATCCCACCGTTGACAAAGGGCGGTTATACTTTTGAGAAGATCTTGGATGCTGTTCATAAACGCCCTGATTTTGCCGAAAGGACGAGGGATCTAACTCCTGTTTTATTTGATACTTTGGCAGGCTTAAAGGTATTTCCTCTTGACGTAGATGAAGCAGAAAAATTTAGGTTGATAGACAAAAGGAAGAGAATTGAAGATTTAAAGACCCAGATACTCAAACTTCAGCATCCTGCGATATCAGAGAAGGAGCGGGATAAGAAAACAGAGGATCTCTTCAAAAAGATACAGAAAGAAGTAGATGACTTATGATGTCTTATGTGGAGTATCTTGAGCCTAGTTTGCCTCCGATAAGTTTTTGGCAGATAATTACTAATCCTATAAGTCTTATTTTTTATCTTTTTTGTTTATGGATTTTTGTAGGGTGGGTCATTTATGTGGTTGAGGGATATAAGGGATTTTATCGGTATCGATGAAGACAGCATCAATTTTACCAGTTTTCTTATTGCAACGTGTAACTAAAGTTGAAGTGAGTCCGAATTGGTAGGTATCAAAGAAGATAAGGTAAAGATACAACCAGAGAATAAATAAAGTAAGTAAAAATAATAAGTATTTTTTCATTGTTCTTTGGTAAATTTTATAACTATACCATTAAGGTCAGGAGAAGCATCCAGGGTTTCTGAAGTAGTTTGTGTAATAGGTGGAATGTTCTGAATCCAACCAGGATCCGTAGCGTATGTTCCTTGGGGTCGGGGTAAGACTGTGTAAGGACCTGATTGTTGGGCTATGTTTATATTAACTTCTGTCTTTGAGGGTATTGATTCTTTGGTCTGTTTTATAGGGTGGTAGTTATAGGAGGTTTTTAATAGAATGGCATCTCCACCCATTTCGGCAGCTTCAATTTTAAGTTTCTCAATCATATTATCGACATTGGAGGCAGGTGCACCGGAAGCTGATAGTTCACCAATTTTAACAAAATTTCGCGGAGGTGTAGTATAGAAAATCTTAACTGATTCAGGTCTAGTTGATGGATAGGTGTTATTATCAAAAT